CAGCAGAGACATGGATTAGGAGCAATCCGTTACCCACGCCCTGTCGTACCTTAAAGTCAACTCTGCCGTGACATAGTCAAGGTTGCTCATGTCCAATTCGCCCCATTCTATGTTGTTAGGCCACATGTTCTTGAAAACCCACTCCTCCATAACATTTCCGCATCCATCAAACATCTTCAGTTTTCCGTCCCTTTTGAACGCTCCGGCGGCCGGAACCTTCCAATTGGCAACATCAAGTGCATCCTCCGATCTCCCGGCACATACGTCATAGACGTTGCTTAACCATCCGAAAACTGGATTCCTAGACATCTTGAGATCAAATAAGGTCAGTTGCACCGGCTTCCAGTCCGGTTTCCCTGGAAAGTAGACTATCTCATTAAGGTGTTGAACTTCTATTTCCTTGAAACTAAGACTAGGTCTTGCACCCTTATCTGGAGGCAGTGCCCCCACACCATCGTCACAAACTCCGTCTATGTAGAACATCCACCTGAATTTGCGCATCATGCACAGATCGCCGCTGCCTAGTTTGCCCATGCCCATGTTCTGACCCATGCAACCTCCAAGGTAATAAAGTAAAAGGGCCGGCAAAAGCCGGCCCTTTTTTGAACTAAAGGTACATGTCTCTGATTAACGCGATCCCACCGGGAATCCGCTTGGGAGCGAGGCACCCCCGCCACCGTTTTCGCAACCACAGCATGTAGCAACCGGATTCTGGTCGCAGTAGGATTCGTAGTGAACCCCACCGTATCGGAGAGTAACTTCTATCGTTACCTCTTCCGACTGGCTGTAGTCAAGTTCTCCGAAATTGACTGCCTGAGGCCAACAATCCAACATGCTCCACTTCTCAAGTGCGTTTCCGCATCCATCGTAAAGGATCAGAATTCCGGTGCCGCTATAGCACTCTCTCTTAGAACTCTGCTTTACATTGGGGTTGAACATCTCGCCGCCGCCCGTGTAATCATATACGCTGGCTAGCCAGTCCCAAAGGCCTATATTTGATTCTTCGTCACCCGCCACGTCATAATACGTAACGCTAACAGTCTCCCAGGTTCCCTTACCCGGAAGAAACCGCTTTGCATTAAGGAAATTGACTTCTGTTTCCTCAATGTTCAGGTTGGGCCTAGCGGCCACCTTCACGAAGCTGGCAGGCACGCCCCTAGCCGGTCGGCCGTTTCCGTCAGCACCTCTCCTCTGAACTTCAAAAGTCCACCTGAACTTCCTTTTGTGGATTATAGTGCTGCTGCCGAGCTTTCCCATTCCCATGTTTATAGGCATCTGATCTTTCTCCTTTTACTTGTTCTTTTTGTTCCGAATTTCTCAGAGGGTATCCGACCCAGCCTCAAAACTTCCGGTTCTATGGATGCTGAATTCAATAAATATGAATTCGGTAGCCCTCGTGGGCTGCACCCCTATCCTGGCCCTCAATTCATTCCTGTCTATGACAGCAGGCGTGTTGAGTTCTTCGTCGGCCTTCACGACATACGCAGTCAGACCCCTTCCGATCTGTATTTCCCTGAGTATCTGCGAGGCTACGGCCACGAACCTGCCCCTAGTCGCCTCGTCGTTCGGTTCAAACAGGAGCGCTCTCGAGGCCGAACGTATACGCTTCTCTATCGCGAACATGAGCCTTCTCACGTTCACCCTGTCTAGAGCGGTCGGCCTTCTCTGCAGCGTCTTCTGTCCCCAGACAACGAAGTCCTGGAAGTCCGCGTACTGGACGATAGGATTGACACAGTTCCTGTTGCCGTACATCAGGTCTCTTTCCTCAAGGGTGGGACGACTGAAAACGTCGGTTATTCCGGGAACCACACCCCTGTTCACGCCTGCCGGAGCAAACCATGGAGCAGAGAGCGTATCGTTTCTGGCGTAGACGGCCATTATTGAACCCGAAGGCGGAACCCAAACATCAACATTGTTGTAGGTGTCCCTGATCTTGACCCACGGCCAGTAAAGTGCCGCGAAATCTGAGTCAAACCTAGTCGTGTTGAGCGGGTGAGCCCCGTTCTGCCAGTTCACTACTTCCTTGACCGTGAGACCAAAGGGAGCGTCAATGATGGCCATGCAGTCGGTACGCATGTTCTGGCACATGTCTATGAGAGCCAGAACCACACCCGTGCTGCTGTGACCAGGTATCGCCACTATATCCAAATCTATCTGTTCAGGTTCGCTGAGGGAGTACAGGCCGGACATTCCGACCTTATTTCCGATCAGTAGGTAGTCCTGATCATCGGGATCCGAAGGTATTCCGTCCGAACCCCCGACGAGGTCATAAACACCGTCAAGAGGCGGCGAGGGGTTGGAAACATTGTCCACGGCCCTGACATAATCAGAGACAAGCGTGAGGAACGTCTCCACATAGTACCTGCTGGATTCGTCCTTGCTCAGGTTGCCCCACGACTCCACCTGAACTCCGTTGTTGTATATCTCAAGAGCGAAGTGTCCTTCCCTCACGTTGTTCCTGACCACCACCTGAGTACCGTTGCCCTCTATGCCTGGCGAATCGGCCATAACATTTATTGAAACATCTCCGAACCTGTTGTTGTCGCCACGGGCTAGTCCGTACTCGGCCACGTCGGCATCGCCGCTCACGCCCTCGGGCGAATCGCCCTCGGCCGTCATATAGGAACCCGGATCCGAACCTGCGTCCGACGGATCCTCAAGAGGAGCATCAAAGCCGAGCAGTTCAAACAAGGAACTATCACTCTTGACTAGCAGTCTTGCGTCGTTGCCTGAATGGAGCGTGCGAAGTGACACATAGCCTCCGACCTCAACGGCCTCAAATCCTCCCGGCAGGTCGGCAATCTTTGTGTTGATAGCGTTGACTACCTCGGTGACGGTCGCCGAGGAATCGGTCGCCAGCGAAGAAAGATCTATTACTTGACTCACATTGTCCACGAGAACGCTGTCCGTTCCGTCAACCACAACCTGGAGATCGTGATCCGTCAGGGTCGTGAAGTTGAACGGTCCGGCCACACTGCCCGTCATCTGAGCGGGAGTCATGCCCGTTCCGAGGCCGACTATGCTGTCCGCACCGCAAAGTTGATCCACTACGGAAACGAACTCAAGGCTCGCCCTCGGGCCAAACGAGAAAGTAGTCCTAACTCCGAGTCTAGACACCCCCGCTCCGAACGAGTCGTTATATCTGTAGTCAACAGAAAGATGATTAGATGCAGCCGGAGCCTCATTGAACGTTAACGTGATCTCGCCGACGCCGCTGGAGGCGGCACGATCTATGGTTCCGCTGACCGCTCTCTTCGCCGGTACTGAACTGCCCACATAGGAGAAGAAGAAATTGTCGTTCTCGTCCACTCTGAACGTCTGAACCACCGTTCCGTCTATGATCACTCTGCCAGTCACGGATCCCGCGACGATTTTCCCATTAACAAGGGCGTAGGTTCCAGTCGCATCCGCACCGTTATCGCTCCCGGTTATCTCTGCAGTCACGAGCCTGTCGGTCTCGCTCGTGCTGAAGAATTCTATGCCGTCCACGGCCGGATCAAGTTGACTGTTAAGATCACTAGCCAACTGTGCGGCACTGTATCCGCTGCTTACAACTACTGGATCCGGGTGAGCAGACTTCTTGAGCACAACAAGCGTCCTTGACGAAAGTATGCCGTTCAGTCTCCACTTAAAGTACAGATCCTTCGTTATGTTGAAAGGACCGTTCACGTCGCCAACCAAAGCCACCTCGCCACCAGCCGAAGGTATGGACACCTCGGCAATCTTCGCCCTCTCTGAACTCACTGCTTCCGTGTCGGCAACCCTGACGACATAGAGTTCGTTCGCCACAAGCAGATACTGCTCGGCGGCGTAAATCAGATAAGGATCGCCAGCCTCGGGGTGCGGGTATCCGAATATCGTGTTGAGCTGTCTCCTTGAACGCACGATCGTCGGTATGTTCACCGGACCCTTGCTCGCAAAGCCGACGAGACCAGCCCTATGGAAGGACTGCTCGGGCGCGATGAAACTCAGGTCCTTCTCAGTGATCCGCACCGACGGCGAGATCGTGTTTGAAGGTGGAAAGCCCTTTAGGATTGCCATGACGTTATTCTCCCTTGTTCAATTCTTTTTTGGTTAGATGCCGAGTGGATATCAGGCCCATCTTCTCTGCCCTATCCACATATTCCGTGTTTCGCTCGTCCTCCATCAGGTACGTATTCCTTCCCGAGCCTACTCCAGGTATGTTTAGAGTGGTGAAGCTCTTAGGCGATTTCCTAGATCGTATTAGTACCTGAATCGGTCCTTTTGTCTTGTTTTTGATCTCTATCATTCCATCGCCTTTCTGAGGTTTTCCACTCCGTCTTCCATCCTGGCAAGGACTTCCCTAATCTCCTTTTCATCCACGTTGTTGTGAAAATCAACCTTCGTGGACAATACCGACTTTTTCCTAACCATCGGTTGTGGTATATATGCCCGTGCGGTCAAATTAAATTCGTACTTGATAACCCTCTGATTTTGATCCCCCGGTTCATAGTCCACATTGTTTGCGATAGAATCAAGAGTTACTACTGTTTCCCACCTGATTCCCCGCACGCGTATATATGCGACCGGTGAAAATTTCAAAATCACCTGCTCTAGAATCTGGTCCACATCCTCCATGTACATCGTCCAAACCATCAATGTGTAGGTCTTGTTTATCGGCATGCCTCTTGCTACCCCAAACACTGTATCGCGTTCGTACCTTTCCTTTGCGTGAAATCCGGGTTTTCCCGAAAAATCTCTGATGTAGTCTATCGCTTTGTGATACGTATATCTTGCCTGATCAAACTCCATGCCCGAGGAATATATTGCCATCATAGGAAGCCTTATCCTGTCAACGACTAGGCTTCCATCCTTCTTCGTGTTGTCTTGAAGCATCCATGCTACCGCTCTCTCCTGAGTTCCCCATATGATTGGTACCTTGTGGGCTTTTCCGTCTTCGTCAAGCACTACGACATTGTTGAACAAATCCACCATCGCCTCATCGCATCCCCTTATCGCCTTAGAATACCTGTAGACGACGTCCCTGTTGGGGTCCGCCATGTCATTGACTATTTGTCCCGTCTGCATAGGGTCGCATTGGGCTTCTTCTCCAAGATTAGCCTTAGATGAAGCCGCACCCTCAAGCCACCCACTTCCCATGCTCTTGGGACCTGGACAATCGTTCGGAGCCTTGTCTGTATTTCTGCTTGTCTCCACCGGGCTGTTCGGCACGCAACCGTCAAGTCCTTTCTGCTGGTGGTTCCCGGGATTGACCGTCATGTAGTCTCCTTGTTATGATTATGTATAAGCATATGGACGATATTGTAGTAAAATATAGAACCTGGCATACGAACCAGCCCCCACGGCCCATCAAGCTTCAAATCCCAGGTTGGGCCGGCAAGGATCGTAGCCACGGCAACGGATCCGAACCTCAACCATGGCACTGTCCGCCTTTCGTGGACGGAAGCACCTACGGACACGAACTCATCTATCCGTACAAGAGCGAATGTTTGGTCAAAAGGATGAACGGCCAAATAGTTTTTGAGGGCGATTTTTCCGGAGAGGACTGGATGGTCGGAGAAAACGGAGACTTACTTTCCGGAGATCAACCGAAGAAGATTACTCCCCCGATGATGAGTTTCGCCCCGACTCATTACGGGATGAGTAGCGGTCTGGATCTAGAGCCGCCGGAAGGTTACGTAATAAGGACAGAACCACACCCTAGATTCTACACAGACGATACAGGCACGGTCCCTTGCATGTTGGCGGGACACATACAGAGATGGTGGTCAAGGATATTTTTTGTTGTATTCAAGGCTCCGCACGAAGGCGAGACGCATGTATTCCGTCCGGGAGACCCCTATGGCCAATTGATATTCGTTCCCCAAAAGAATGCCGTAATTTTTGAGCAATTTACGGAGGAAGAATGCAAGATGAGGGAGATGAGGGAGAAGAGGCTTTCGGATCACCCAAGGAAGATCGCAAGTCATTCCTGGAATGATCACAAGATGCTTACTTTTGACGACAAGTATAAGGTACTCTCCTCCGCATATGCCAAAGGAGGATACGAGAAGATGGACAATGTCGTGTTAGAACGCATCAATCGTGAGTCTCCGGCCATAAAAACAAAAATACCGAAGAGGCTTTTCAAGCCTATTTCCAAGAATAACGCGAGCAGTTAATCGCGGTGTGGTTTCAAGCGGTCCATATGAATTTGTCTACGCTGAATGTCTCAACCTGCCCCAATATGTCCGCCACGCACGGCTTTTCTTATCGGCGGGTCTTGGTTGCCACGAATCAATTTTTTTTGCGTGCATGACGTATTTATCTTTGTGGCACTTCATTTACAACAGACATGAAGCACTTTAAGATCAGAAAGAACAACGACAACAGGAAGCCATTTATTCAAGAGGTGAGGTTCCCGCTTACTAAGCCTAAACTTCCTCATGTGGTCTTCTGGAAGATACGTCACAAAATTTAACTTCTTATTTACCGCCACCTCCAAAGAACGCAAAGATTTGATGTTAAGTGCCTAAATAATTCGCCTCAAGAACTTTGACAATTTTATTGTCGCGAAAAATCCTATGAAAACTTTTAACGAATGGTTGGTTGACGAACATCTTGAAATAATGGATGAATCATCATGGAGAGATTGGGCAAAAGCCGCAGCACTAACGACTGCTTTAGCTGCAGGAACATTTCCATCTTCGTCTTTTGCCGATAAGCCTGACAATGCTTCTGTTGCTACCACAAAAAGCGTTAGTAAAGATGACAAACAACTTGATGCTGCATTTAAGCAATATCAACATGCACTCAAACTTGGACGTGAAACTATCTTGAATGCTGCCGAGCGTAAACTTCTTGATCTCACAATTACGAATTTCCGATTTTTGAGAGACGCAAACGGAAACAGCGATCAAACCATCAGAAATATTGAATCCTATTTGCAGAAGATAGGAAATCAGACAAAATCTTCGGGCATAAAGGGTTCAAATCCAACGTCCTCGCAATCGCGGAGAATCCAAACAAGATCTGAAAGTCCTGACTTCGCCACCGAAAGCACAGTTAACTGAAAAGTTATGATCTCTTGTTTAAGTCATTAAGATCAAAGTCGGGCTTCTTTTCCGAAACCTTGCCCTCGCCCGTGGTTACGCTCTCCTGGAACCTCTGGCACAATATCTGTAGCCTCATCCTGCTCCACAGAAGCGTCTCGTTGAGGTTCCTCTGGATTATCACCCAGTTCTCGCCCCTGTGCGGAGTGTATATCCTCGAGCCGATCTTGGGAGGATGGCCCACCTTCTGCAGGACCTCCCTGTAGTTCAATTCAAATATCACCTCGTCGGGCGAGTCTATTCCGAACGCGTTCTGGTAGTTCTGGCCGACAACCGGCTCATACGATGCATACAGGGTAACCGGGTTCTCGGACCAAATCTTACCCCGGTCCTCGCGGTACAACTTGTCTAGAGATCCCGTCTGGATAAAGACCTCGTAGTAGAAAATTGGCGACCCATAAATCTTAATCCATTCTGCGTCCCAATCGTTCCACAGGCAGCGCTCCGGATTGTCCGGATCAAACTGCTCGAGGCTTCCTACAGGCTTGTATGGCGTTCCGTCGGGGTTCTTGAGCATGACTCCTCCTTGAGTATATAGGGCTACACCCCGACCAATCTTCTGGAGCCCGGAGAGGGCGTTTCCGGCATGTCGGGTTCATCACCTTCGTACCCGTCGTCCTTTCCCCCTATATCCGTGTGATCTATGACAGTCCTTACCCAATCGGCCAGCTGCAGGGGCGTCCTCAATGCAGGACCGTCAAACTCGGACATGGCCCCAGGAAAAGTGATACGGTCATCCCTCTCGCTCAGCCGTATGTGTCCTTCCGCATCCAGGAGCTCCCTCATGTTCCTGGGAATTCCGGAGTCCGGCACGCTACCGAGTCCCGTCCTCCCGTTGAAGAGAAACAGGGTCGCCTTGATCTTCATTTCTTTAGACCCCGAGACCGAGTCGTACTCCATATCGGGACGATCCAAGATCGCGTGAGCACGAATGTAGAAGAAGGCTGGCTTGGGAATCCTAGAGTGGTAGAACGCAGCCTGAAGGTCAAATGAGTCCTTGACGCCTCGGTCGGTGATCCAACCCTTGGGTTCCACATCCCACTTGATCCACTCCGCGTCTATCTTGAAGTCAAGAGTCCTCTTCATAGCCTCACCCGCGAGCGATCCCTTTACGCTGCCCTCAGCGAGCCAATTCTTGAAGCCAAGTCCGGAGTGATTCAATTTACTGTCCCGACAAAAGCCTTACCGCCATCAACACATGGTCCCTGTCCTTCTGCTTCTCTGCCTCAGGTAGGCTGGCATATGGGACATGCTGTGCAGCGTTATAGTCCGCCTTCGGATTTCTCTGCATCCAAGCCTGATGAACTCCATCCGAAAGCGCCTCAAGATCAGCCCCTGAAGACAATTGCTGAACGTTCTTTCCCGAAGCAATCGCCCGCCTGACCAATCCTATAGCGGTCTCAGCAGCAGCCTTGTTCTCTGCCTGCCACTTTGGGGTGAGTTTGTCGTAATGTTGGGCTATGTCTATTTCTTGTCCATCATCCAAGCCGCTCGGCTTCATTCTC